CAATTTTTTCTAAAGGTGGATTCGTGTAGTTCTATCAAGAATAAAAACGGGAAAACGGGGGGAACGGGATTTTTTTGACACTTTTCTTACGATAGAGGTGTTCTAGAGAAAATCTGACGAAAAAAACCCGTTCCCCCCGTTTTCCCGCGTTTTCCCCCCGCTTCAATTTTTTCTAAAGGTGGATTCGTGTAGTTCTATCCATAATCAGAGCGGGGGGGACGGGTTTTTTTCGTCAGACTTTCTCTAGAGAGCACTCCACGTAAGAAAAGTGTCAAAAAAATCCCGTTCCCCCCGTCCAAAAAAAAATTGATAAAAAATCCTACTCTCTTTTATATATGATGGATACAACCCAAACTCTCATTAGTGCTAGTATTTCTATAGGGACATACATCTTCTATAAAATCGCACAGAGATACTACATAAGGTCTGGCTGTCATAACTCTACAATAGAGATTGTAATAGTCAATAAAGAAGCCGAGAAAGAAGAGAAAGAACAAAAAGAAAAAGAAGAGAAGTCAGTAGTATGAATAAGGCCAAAGAGATACTTAAAGAACAGATTGCTCTCTTCAAAAAAGTTAAACCCCTTATAAGTAAGGGACAATTAAAACGTATTACGGGTGTTAAGAACGTAGATGTTATGGGGTGCTATTGGTTTGACCGTTGGATAGACCAATTGGTACGAGAACGCTCCTATCCACCGCAACTCAAGAGTGATGATTTCTATTCACTATTGGGACGCTATTTTACTGGGACAGTTATACTAGAAATATTAGAGAAAGCACGTGCAGAATATCGCCTAGCATTCCCTCTATGCGAACCCGAAGAAGAGATAGGGGATTTATCGTGGCTTGTAGAGGTTATTAAGGGAGATACAAATGCATTAGCACTATTACCGTCGGATTACCTTACGAACACCATACCACTGCCTTAGGGTATTTTTTTGTAATACAAAAATGGATTATACAAATACAAAAGTAGTCGTATAATGCATTACCTATTTACGTCTTAATTGTCATTGTTATATTAGTGATTCCATTCACTCCATAAGGGGCTGGTACTAAATCAAGTTTCTTATTGTTTGTGCTGTTTAACACAATAGACGTTGCTGGAATAATCGCTTGACTGTTTGAGCCGTTCCAAGCACCTCCTAAGCCAAGGGAACTAAATTGTGTCTGCTGTGGTTTAATCCAAGATGCACCAGTAGCGTCAGTTGAAATTGCAATAAATGCTCCACCGCTTCCCAATGCAATCCATTTATTGCCAGCCCAGAACACTTCTTGACCTCCACTGCTAAATACACTTGAACCACCAAGAGGAGTCCAAGTAATACCATCTGTTGAACTGGCAAATACATTGGCTCCCGTTCCAGTTGCTAAGAAGATTGTTCCATTCCAAGCGATGCTTCTGCAATTTGTAAATATACTGGTAGAACCAGATACTGGACTATATGTTATTCCGTCGCTACTATAACCGAGGGAGTTTCCACCTTGACCTCCTACTGCAAAACGTATTCCATTATGGGCTACTGCATTACAAGCAGTGGTAAAAAGTGTATTTCCAGCACCATTAAATGAAGTTCCCGTTGTTGAATAGGCTAATGTGTTCGCACCCGTTTGTCCTCCAGCCACGAATGTTCCTCCTCCATACCCAACTACTAAACCAGTTGTAAACATAGTTGTTCCTAAGCCCGTCCAGTTGATGCCATCAGTAGAATGTGCTATGCTGTTGCCTCCCGCTCCTACACTTACCCATCTGCTTCCATAAACTCCTCCACGGGCACTTGTTGTATGTATAGCAGTTCCATTACCAATCCAGTTCTTGCCGTTATAACTATAGGCTAATGTATTACCTCCTTGCCCGAAGCCAACCCATAGTCCATTACCATAGGCGACATTAATGCACTGTATTGAAAAGGGAGTTGGCGATACATTTTTCCAACTTAGCGCATTATCTGTTGAATATGATAAGGTACTACCAGTTCCTCCACTTACAACAATCATATTTACTGGGAAGTTTATTCTATTGGCACGTTCTGAATTACAAGCAATTCCTCTGATTGTAGTTTCAATTATAGAGTGTGCTGTTGCTGATTCAAACCAGTTCTGACCGTCGGGGGAATATACATAATTATGAGTTCCAGACCCAATAGCCACCCATAATGAACCACTCCAGAGAACGCCAAATCCGATTCCATCAAGTGTAGAAGATACTGGATTCCAATTCAGACCACCATTATAACTGGCAAAAATGTGTGTTGTATATCCACCCACTGCTATTTGTGTAATATTATTTGATGCCACACCTTGACCTTGTGAATCAAAAACCATACCATTTCCTATCCAAGATATGCCGTCGCTACTGTATGCTACTGTATTTCCACTTCCAGAATCTTCAAATGTTGCTATGAAACGTGTTCCAGTCCAGCATACAGAAAATCCACCAATATCGCATAATATATTACCTAAGCCAGTCCAAGTTAAACCACCATCCCAAGAATATGCAACAGTATTTCCTCCTCTGCCAACGGCTACAGTTATTTCTCCATTAGTAGCGAATCCAGCACAAGAAGTTGAAAAAGTAGTTGCTCCTTGTGTTGCCCAACTTATACCGTCAAGTGAAGTAGCAATTGTATTTCCACCAGTTAGTGCACCAGCAAGGAAACGTGTTCCATTCCAAAAAACACGTTGTCCTTCACCAAGAATACTTGTTGATGATGGAACAGCAGTCCAAGAAAAGGCATCATCACTATAAAACATAGTGGTAATCCCTTTACCAACGGCAACCCATCTATTAAGAGTCGGACTATAAGCCACAGATATACCCCAAGTAGAAAATATGAGTCCAAGTCCTTGATAATTAATTCCGTCAGTACTAACGGCAATATTATTTGCAGTGCCATCACCTACAATGACGTATCTAAGGGGTCTTTCTACTCCATAAGAGATATATGTGGGAGTACTGGGAAAACCGTCAACTTGTGCGTCAATATTAGAAGCAGTAATAGTAGTAGAAGCATTATGATAAATGATTGACTGTTTTAGAAGTGATGGAAAGAGGGGCTTGAAAAAATTAAGTGTATTGACTTGCGACCGATGGACAAATGCAGTGGTGGCGACTTGAGTTGAGTTATTACCAACAGCGGGTGTGATAGATTTGACTGTATAACCACTACCAACAGAACTCAGTTCTATACCAGTCCCATCAGCAACGAACAACGGGGTTAAGTCGGTGTTTTTAATAATCCACGCTTGACCTCCTCCCAATGTAATAGAAGCCGTCCCAGAGGGTGGAGCGGATAAGTTTGACAGATAGAATGAGTTTCCATCAAGATTTGATGTAAGAGGATTTGTTAAACCAGTAATGCTCCCTCCACCGCTCGTCTGAAGCGTCCAAGTACCACTAACGGGGAAGGGAGCAACATTTACATTAGTAGTTGTGGCTTTGTAGTCAAAACCCAGATAATTCACGAAATCATTTACTACATATACTGTAGATGGGTTCCACTGAGCGTATGACATTCTAATATATAAAAGAAAAAAATGACGAAGATATAGATGTCAATTGCTAAAATAAAACAGTATCCATTAGGAGACGATGACATAAGAAAACTGCTAGGTAATGACATAAAGATATGGAACTACCCACAATTGAAAGACTTAAATAGTGCGGAAGAACTCTTTGATGAAAAAGGAAGAGCCATTCTACTCTTCCCTAACAGTAGTCCTACATCGGGTCATTGGACTTGCCTTATTAACTACCCAAAAAGCATTGAGTTCTTTGACCCTTACGGTGATGCTCCGGATACAGCCCAGAAGGGTGGTATGTCAAAAGGTCGTTTAGAGATGTTGGATATTGATAAGCCCAATCTGACACGGCTATTGAGAACAACGAGGAAACCCGTTTTTTACAATCATCATCAGTTCCAGAAAGAATCTCCTAATGTGGCTACTTGTGGGAAGCACTGCGTTGTACGTTTATTATATGCTCCCTACTCATTAGATAAGTACGGTTCTATTATAAAAAAAAGTGGAATGAGTGCTGATGATTTTGTATCTGGAATTACATATAATAAGATAAAAAAATAATACCTCTATTTAGAATGGCTTATAACCGTGGCACTTTTGAAACACAAGGAGGTGAATCAGATTTACCTCATTATGTGTACTATAACTGTGATATTATTAACAATAAAACGGATGATTTAAACGTATTAAATCAGACTGAAGAAGACCCACAGATTCGTTTTAATGAAACTCGTGATACGGCATTGATTAAGGACGCATCACAGTATCAGTTCTCTATCATTCGTTTTACAATGAACGGTGCGAATCGTGATTTGCCATTATTTATTCCTAACATTAAAGTGGGGCAATCAAATGTAAATCTTACAAATTATGCAATGGCTATAACATTACAGCAAACGTGGACTACAAATCTGGGTGCTACTGTTTTTAATATAGCACCTACTCCTACGAATGTGATTTACGTACCCGAAATTAACAACTCTGTATTAGCACCGACACCTAATCCTCCTACTACGATTCAAGATATTTCTTCACGGTACTATTGGTGTCTGACTTATCAGCATTGGTTGGATACTATTAACACTACGTTAAACTCCGCTCATTTGGCTCTTTACAATGCATTTAACACTGCGTGGTTGGCAACGGCTGGTCTAACTGACCCTTTTCCCTTTGCTACGTTTGCATCATTTCAAGCAGTTTGTCAGACTCCCCAGATTACGTTCAACGAACAGACAAAGATTTTTAGTATCTTTGGTGACTCCGATGGATACGGTCAGCGGTTAGAGCCTTTCACTGCAATTCCTTATGTAGCGGGGACGGCTGTTCCCGCTACACGTCCTCAAGAACGACTCTTTTTTAATACAAATATGGCTGGTTTATTTGCGAACTTTAGCGGATTGTATTGGAACTCTACTACGATTGGAGCAATCACTATTAATGAAGTAGTGTATCCAGCCTTCCCTACGGCAGTTCCCGTAGGATATGTACGTGAGATGATTTTTAGTAATGAGTTCTATTCTAATGTGGTGGATTACCGATTAGCACCTTATGCTGGTATTGCTCCGCTGGGATACGTTCCCATTGCTAAACAGAAAGTCTATTACAGACTAACACAAGATTATAAGAGTGTAGATAGTGTCTGGTCGCCCATTAGTGCAATTGTATTTACTACGACATTACTACCCATTAAGTTTGAGGCTTCTTCAGCACCTAATATTCTTGGGACGGGTAATTTGGGAGATTCAGCCCCTACAAGTCGTTCAGCATTTACGCCTATTATTACAGATGTTGCTCTGGATACGGCACAAGGAGGTGCTGACGATTATCGTCAGTTCATCTACTACGCCCCGACGGCGGAATATCGTATGAGTGATTTCGGACTTTCTAAACAAGAGATACGCAACATTAACATCTCCGTCTTCTGGAAGTTCCGCCTTAACAGTCAGTTGTATCCTATCAATATGTTTAATCTATCAAGCGTATCTATTAAGATGATGTTTCGTAAGAAGCATATCTAAAAGGCTACGGATTGATTGACATCTCTGCCAGAGGCGAATACGACGCAAAAATATATTCTAAAGATATACTATAAGATGAGTAATGACATAGAGAAGTTGGCAGTATTGGATTCACGTATAGTTCAATCACGTCCTAAATATGCTGTGGAAAAAGGTGCTCTGTCCCTTACCAACGCTCCGTTTAACGCTATTGCTTCTACGTCATCACAAATTACGTTTAATGTGTACGTACCGAGTGAAAATGTCTTTGTCGACCGTAAATTATTGTGGAGTTCAACCGTATATATGTCAATGACTGTCACTTTGGGAGCACAACCCACGAATGGTGATTCTCTGGTTGTCCCCGGTCGTGATTTTGCTCTCGCAATGTTGCCGTTGAACTCCTTATGCTCTACCATTTCTGCCACTATTAACGACACAACTTCCGTAATTAATACACAAGATGTATTGTATCCCATTTTGCGTCTGGCTGACAGTAAGAAAAACCGTTTGGTTCGCAATGCTCCTAGTATGCTAGACAAGTATGCCAACTATAACGATGCTTACGGCACTTTATCCAATCCTCTGGCTGGTTACGAGAATATGACGGATTACGACAACGTTCCTAACGGTGCTACTCCGTTTCTGGAGTTTACGGATGCTGGTGGTAGTGTTCTTACTACAGCCTCACCCGCTTTCGCTGGTGCTACTTATGCGTGTGTCAATGGTGTTCCGACCTACCAGTCTGCTGTAAATGCTGGTCTGGTACATACCGTCTACTTCCGATTCCGTTCTACGGAACCGATTGTATTGTCCCCATTTGTCTTCTCCGACGAGCACGAGTGGGACACTGGGCTGTTCGGTATTAACAATATGCAGTTAATTATGAACTTGCAGAGTGCCTCTGGTGTTGCCCGTGTTGTACGGCAGTGTGCCCGTCAAGGTCGTTCATTGTCAAACGTTCAGTTCAACAATAGTGCGGGTAATGTAATCCAAGGAGCCGTTATTAACTGCCAATTTTTGACGCCATCTCTAGATGTTCCCTTACCTCCTAAGTCGGTAGTCCCTTATATGGAGTTTCCTCGCTATATTTCCCAAGCATCTTCAGCAATCAACGCTGGTGCTAAGGGTCAACTTTCGTCTAACACAATTACCCTTCCTTCCATTCCCGATTTGCTTATCATTTATGCTAAACCATCTAGCAGTCAAGCAAATGATGCCGATTACTACCTACCCCTCGCTACACGATTGGATGATACTCCTAACCCGCTGTCAATTAATTTTGACAATTTTAGTGGGCTTTTGTCATCACACAGTGCGGAACAACTTTACAATATGTCCGTTAAAAACGGGTTGTGTATGGATTACGCTACGTTCATCGGTAAGGGTAAGAGTGCTGGAGGTTCTTACGGTGCCATTGGTACTTATTCGGCACGTCAGCAAGGTCAGAACGTCCCTCTTGCGGGGTCTATTCTCGTTTTGAAGCCTTCTCAAGACATCACGTTGCAGAGCGGACAAGCCCCTTCCTTAGTAGGGAACTTCACACTGCAGTTTAACCTTACCGTTATGAATAACACCGATGTAGCACAAACTCCCCAATTGTATGTTATTGCCGTTAATAGTGGCTTCTTTGAATCTATTCGTGGTTCTTCCCGTATTATCAAGGGTGTTCTGTCAGAACAAGACATTATCTCTGCTCCTCTCGCTCCTATGGGTGTTCGCTCAGAACTAGACCGAATGGTTGGTGGGTTCTCCTTCTCAGCACTTGGCAACATCTTGTCTAAAGCAAAAGACATTTATGCTTCCACTAAACCGATTGTGTCAGCAGTGAAGGGCTTTCTGCCCGAATCTGGCTTCCTCGGTAAAGTAAAATCCGGTCTGGATACGGTCGGGTACGGCACGGGCGGTCAAATGGGTTGCGGTACTGGCGGTCGCAAAAAATCATTGGCTTCTCGTCTGATGTAAATTGATTCAGATAATTTTCCTTGGCTATATTATAAATGGCATCTACAGTACATCAAGCCGGTTCTAATGCTTCCGAAACTCCCTTACGTATAGGTACTGCTACTATCGCAAACGCTGGTTATAGCGTCCAAGTTACTGACTCCGCCGTTACTGCGAACTCTGTCATCATTTGTTGGGGTGTCGGTGCTGTTGAAGCAGTGGCTGGTGCAACTGCATTTTCTGTAGATAATGTTACTGCGGGTAGTTTCTATATTAACTCAGACCAAGCAGTAGCAACCGTAGCCCCCGGTAAAGTCGTCGGATACGCAATTCTCCGTTATTAAACGCCTTGCGTCCGGTTATAGTCTTCCGGCCAAAAAGACGCTGTTCTATTTCAATTTTTTCCGACGGGGGGGACGGGCTTTTTCGGCCAGACTTTCCCTATAGCACCTCTCACGTAAGAATTGTGTCAAAATAATCCCGTCCCCCCCGTCGTATTCGCAGAGATGTCAGTAAAATAATTGAAATATACTTCATTAAATCAATATAGAACAGAATGTCCTATCTTGATGTAGTTGCTACTATTAAGACCATAAAACTGTCAATGCGAGAGAGTTCGCTGAGTAAGGGTCTTTCGCCCAATCACCTTGTATCTTTGTCGCACGTCGACGGTAGTTATTACGGCGTTGGTCGGCTTTTGCGTCGTGAGTCATTGTGTAAAGTAGATAATCTTTCAATCCAGACGCTCCAAACCGAACAATCTTCCCGTCAGCATTAGGGATTTGTAATTTATGCTTATCATCTGTACTGAAACTAAGCATATTATAAGCAAGTCCCGCTTTATGGGCGTTCTTCTGAGCCATTGCGAGATAATCCATTGGTTTTACTCCTAATGCTTCCAATTGCTTAGCGAACTTAGGCATCGGTTTAGATTTACCTTGTCCGTACATAATCGTATCCACTACACCACCAGCATCTGTCAAAGCACGACCAATCTTACCCGTCCAAGACGGCACTTCTTGTATCAGTTCATCAATGGGTTGCTTTACGAAATCATAAATGGTTTTGTTCCCTAACCCACTTCCCCTTAGTAAGGCCATTATAAAGTCTTGACAGTTGTTTAAAAATGGGTCATATAGGTAATAGTTCTTACCGAGAATAACCTTAGCATTTTCTAATAGACTATTAAGTGTTACTCCAATACCATTAAGAGGGACACTAAGCATTTCAGTATCCTTAGTAGCATCAGCAGATGGATGTAATTCAATAACGGCATTCTTTTCTAAGGTATATCGTCTATCTAAAAAGTCTTGATTACCAACTTGTATAACGCATTCTAATTGCAAATGGAAAAACTTATCGTATTGGTACTTTTGTCGGACACTATCCCACGCACCGAAACTGATAATGTTAAGGGCTGTGTTGAGTGCTGATTGAATAGGGTCTCTCCGAACATATAGTTCCACGATTGGCAAATCGCCGATTTTAGCCAATAAACGACGTACAGAAGGAGGCAGACGCTCACGAGGGGCTCTACCAGCCAATACATTGCTTACTGAGGATACAGCATTAAAAATACCCGTTTTTACCACATCCAATCCACTACTAACAGTACGTTTAGTAGCATCCCATAAATCACCAAAGAATCCAGCACCTTTCATTGGGAAATTGTGTTTTCTTCGGGCACGTACTAATACTGTTATGGCTCTGCCCTTACCCACGAACAGATTTTTATCTAAACCATACTTATCTTCTGCTACATTCTTACTAGCGATTCCAGCGTATCCCAGTGCAGAAGCCAGTGGATTTACTTTATAATTTTCACGGATATTCTTTAAGAATCGCTCATCGCTTTCTCTAATGAGTTTATCAATTATTTCTGGTGATGCCCCATTTTCCCGCATCTTTGCGATTCTTTCATAATCCTTATCGTGTCTATATGCTCCTTCATCAATTATATCAGTGGGAGGGTGGCTCTTGACGTATGCATCATCTAAGCGATTAAATGCACCTACGTAGTTCGTGCCAGTAAGAACGGCCATTCCTTTATCTTTAACTTCATCAAATATACCACTACCTTTCATAGAAGCATATAGTGCTTTCATTTGTGCTTTAGCACGTTCCAAAGGCAATGGTTCATTACTATGCTTTTCTCCCGTAGTTTTAGTAATAACCCAGTAGAGGTCTTTTCCACGACACTTCCGTAACTTGTAGGGCATATCTATATATATATGATAATATATAGGTGTACTTTTCAGAAAACGGGGGGGGGACGGGATTATTTTGACACTTTTCTTACGTGGAGTACTCTCTAGAGAAAGTCTGACGAAAAAACCCCGTCCCCCCCGTCGTATTCGCCAGAGGCGAATCTTGCACTCTGCGAAGCAGAGATGTCGGAAAAAATTGAAAAAAATATAGCACAGCATTTCTTAAGTAAGAGTAGTAAAATTACCCACAATATCATATACAATATTCAGATAAGTAATATTGGTGATACTCGTTGGACTTGTAAATGCGAATGGTGCTACATTCCAGTAAAAATTATTACCCGTCAAACCACCAGTCGGCGCCCAGTTCCATACTACATATTCGGCACTACTGGTCGTAGTTCCACTACCCACAGACCATAGTTTAAACATCATTGCACCATTCGCAAGATTGATTTGTGCATTTAGTGTTTGACTTGGATAAACAAGGAACTGAACGTTTCCAGTTGTGAAAGTGGAATTACTTATAACAGTCAATTCACGGATATAAAATGTAAATGAAGTGCAACCAGTGAATGCGGAAGGTAATGTGGTAGTTATGGCTGTTTTAGCAAATAGGGCTGGGTCATTATTCAATGCAATAGGAGGAGAGCCATTATAATTTGATGTAATTACTGAAGAAACCCGCACCGTGTTAGGTGAAGCATTTATAACGGGAATATTAGCAGTCCCACCGAGTGTAATATTTGTTCCAGCAGTAAGAGAACGGACACCATTGTTAATAACAGTCGGGTCAGTAGCAGTCCCACCGATTGTCATATTCGTTCCAGCCGTTAGTGTGCGAACTCCCGCATTCGTTACAGTAATAGCAGTAGTCCCACTGACGCTAATACCCGAACCAGCAACGATAGAAGTAATAGCAGAAGAAGCACCAGTAGTAGCCCAATACGTAGGGTTGCTATTAGGCTGACGATTCACATTAGCCCCTAAGAGGGATATATAAAGGACACCATCAAATGCGACAATATCATTAGCAACATATACTGTAGCGGGATTCCATTGAGCGTATCCAGTAGCCATCTACTACACCGTAGATTATGCTTGATGGAGAATCTCTGCATTCTTTTGGCTTATCATCATTGTTGGAAAGCCCTTAACAAAGCACAGCCAACGACTACCGAGTTTTCTATATCTCTTTAAGTCGTCTTCTTCAATACCTACTTGGTTCTTAAGTAAATATCTTAGAGCGTGAAAGGAAGTACTCATTGGATATACAACTAAGTGCGTTGCTTCTGTTAGTAAGAGACGAGTTTTTTTATAGTTAGTTAGGTAATGGGAAAGGCAGAGCATAGAAGTGTTGCTGTGCCTTCCCATAATAGCCAAATCATCTATCAATTTATGAATGACCTTATCGGCATCACCAGTCAATGTATCGTAGTCGTCCATTATAACCATACAATCCTTAAACTCTTCAAGGTCTGGGTAATCATCTATGAATGATTGAATCTTTAGTCGCTTAAGAAACTTCAATGCATCCAATGTAGCATCTTCTTCTAATTTAGAAATCAAATACACTTCACGTTCGGGAAACAACTTCTTATAGTAAGTAGCAAGGGACTTAGCAATGAAAGATTTACCCGAACCACTCTGACCCGCTATATACCATACTTCACGTCTTTTAGGGTCTGGGGTAGGGAGCAATTCAAATTGGCCTTCATCATCTAGTTCAATCATCTTATCATTGGTTGAATCACGGTACATTTTCTCATACAATTCTTTGTGTTCTTTCATCTCGGAGGGGTCTATGCCTTTAGATAAGGCCTCTTCCAATTGGACGAATACACGGGTTTTCTGTGCTGGTTTTAGGTTAAGGTCTTTAGAGTACTTAGAGCGGTCAATAATTCTTTTAGGCTTTCCTCCGCCGGACTCATCATTGAGATATAAAATATCGCCGTCATTTAATCCTCCTTTAACACGGGCGAGAGGACGTGCCTTCTCTGAATGTTTAGTAAAAGATAAGGTAGGCATCTATAGTAAGGAAAGATTTTACGTAAAATCATATTTAGGTCATTAGAAGGGTAGATTCGTGTAGATTATTCAATAATCTAAAACGGGGGGGACGGGATTATTTTGACACTTTTCTTACGTGGAGTACTCTCTAGGGAAAGTCTGACGAAAAAATCCCGTCCCCCCCGTTTTTAAAAAAAAAAAGAGGGGAACGGGATTTTTTCAATTTTTTCTGGTTTTGCTGTGTGCCAAAAAAAACCGGAAAAAATAAAAATTGACACGAAAAAACTCTTAAGAAATGTCAGAACTAAAACAAGATGGAAGCCCTTAACATTGTCCGTGAAGCCATTGAATCCCTCTCCCACGATGAGAAGATTGACGAAGGAAAGTATTTGGAATTGATGAACCACCTACAGACGGTGTATGGTTCATTGCCTCAGCCTCAACGCTCAGATGATGTTGTCCGTCGCCCTATCAACTCTGTTGTACCCCGAGACCCCGAGAGTGAAATCTTTGCTATTCATAATAACTTATTTACCAGAGCCTTGCGAGACCGTGAAATGTTGTCGCAAGTGTATGGACGTGATGATGTCCGTGGTGAACTTACTGCTTCTGGGTTCGCCCATATACTTGAGGTCGTAGTCTCCGCACGTAATAAAGATTTAGAATGGGAAGCATTGGTACGTGAATTAAAAAGATACTTCACTGAAGCCTATAATGGAACTCTGTTCGTATATGCCATTAAAAAGTTTAATTTTGAGTTTGCAAATGCTGATGAACGAGAGACATTTATTAATTTGCCTTTCGTTAGAGAATTGCATTTGACGCACGTGATTCAAAGAAAATCACTCTATAATAGACTGCTCCCTATTATTAAAGACGTAAACAACGAAGACCAATGGGCTGAATTAATGCATAAAATGGGTTTTGGCTTTATGAATCAAATGAAATATGATGCCCGTAAAGGAGAGTGTAAGCCAAGAACAGAAGCAGAACTAAAGAAATTACATTTAGTAGAGATTGCATTTAATATGGTTAATGATATTAAGATACTGGTTCATCGCTATACGGATAAGATTCAATTAGGACGTACTAAGTGTGTGCCCGAGTTGCATCGTATGGCTATGGTATATGCATTACTTCATCCCGAAATGAATGCTCCTTTAGAAGGGTTCTTAAAACGCTCATTTTATGGGGATGATTATTGTCCGTTTCCTATGTTGGCTACAAGTGGAATCACTGCTAAAACCCGTAATAAGAGTCGGCTTTATGAATCAATGGATGGATATTTTACAATCACTTACCTATCTACGCTGAATGATGTTGGCGTGTAGGGGATTTTACCTATATAACCGATATAATTACCTATATAACCGATATAATTACCTATATTTTTTGTATGTTAAGGTAATTACCTATATAAGATACTATATTACCCGTAAAAAATCCGGATTTTTTACGGGTAATATAGGTCGCTGTAATAATATATACGATATACTTTATTACAGCAATGTAATTATGACAATTATTCACATTTTTACCGCCTTAATGTCTTCAATGTGCCTATTTAAGCGGTTAATTTGGTAGTTTATGTCTTCTTGACATAGTGTAAGCAGATTATGTATGCTTTGCAATATAACAATATAGTGTGCCCTTAAATCACTATGTTTTTTGGCAGTATCTTGGTTAAATATAGTATCTTTTATTACTCTTGAAAGGAAACGAAGTGTATTCATCTTTCCATCCACTGATTCTAAATGGGCTTCCATCTAATATATTTACCCAATATTATACTTTTGTGCTATATCAGCATCTGCCGTATGAAAGGTCTTTCCCTTATCAACGAAGGAATATACACGAGCCATCGCCCATTGTTCCTTACTAAGTCTTGCAGAGCGTGGATACAATGATAGGTTAGGATTCTTACTGAAGTTTTTAAGCCTTATACTAGAAGGGTTTGTTTTCCAAGCCCCTATACCACGGTAAAATATTTCTTGTAATGCCTCTACTGGTAGGTCTGTATGCTCTGCTAGTTCTTCTAATGATAGGGTAGTATCTTTTGGGAGTCCTAATGCTTTTAATACACTCTGTCGGTGGGTCATCTACTATTCCTTAATATCTTCAATTGCTGTATTCTCTCGTTCCATTTTCAACTCGTCCATATTCATTTCCTCCAATTCCAATTTATTAAGTTTCAATTCATCTAATGATAATTCTTCTTCCATTACTAACTCGGTAAGGTCTTCAATCGGAATTAATACTATCTTCTGGGGTTTATTAGTTGTATCATTCCTTGCACCACGGACATAATTATCACGTACTTCATATTTATCAAATTGTTCCCTATCATACTTAATTACAAATATTCCATCCATATAACAAAATGCGAACCAGAATTGTGTCCCGTCTTTAAAATGTGATGCAAATGCTACTTTATTAAATCCGACAAGGGTTGTATCAAATGTTCTTGACCCGATACGCCGGGATTTCAATTCAACGAAAATAGTCTTCGTCGGATTCTCAAAATCAAAAACAGCGTATCCTCCTTTACGTTCTAATTGCGTATCTAAGAAAGTTTGTAGGATTTCTAAATTATCTTGTTCTGATTTTGTTCCAAAAGCGATGTCCTCTTTCTGCGTTGCCATTCTATTGTAGCCCTACATTTTTTCAATCGGGAAAAAAACGCACTTATCAATGATTATTTTTTGTTAATCAAATGATAAAATAAAATTGCTGTATGTAATCTTTGTTTTATATACGTATGTAGGTACAACAAAATCATAGTTCGGTTTTTCTTTTTTCTCTTTAGGTGGCTTAACTTTCTTCTCTTTAGGTGGTCGTGGTTCTTTAACTTTCTTTTCTTTTTTTGGCTTTGGCTCTGGTCTATGAGCCAACCAGTATTTTTTATTGTATTCCTTCATAAATGCTATTCGTTCTTCACGGTGTTCCCTATGATATGCTAATTGTCGTGCAATGATGGCTTCTTTATTACGTTCATAGTATGACATTATTACAATTGTTTATCCGTATTGTTTTAAATCTTTTTTATTACGCTATTATAGATGATGGAGTATAATGGATTCGGTAATATCCCGGATGATAAGAGAGAACAACTACAACTTCGTAATCCAGCCAAGGTAAAAGAGATTTCAGAACGGCTACTTATGGAATTAGACAGAATGACTGTCCCTACTATCAGCAGTAGGGCAGATGTAATTGGAAAAATCGGACGTACAATGACATTCGGATTTGGGAATACACGACGGGGATATAATGAGTTTGTAGCGAATAAGGAGTATCCAGCCTTACTAAAACTACTAGTAGAGTTTGGAAATGCTGTTGTTCCTAAAGATTGGACTTATGAGGCTATTACATTAAACCACGGTGTAAAAGCAAAGAAACACATTGATATACACAACAACGGGAGGTCTGTTATTATTGGAATCGGCGATTACACGGGTGGTGATGTACGTGTATGGGATAAAAATGGAAAAAATCCAATTGATTATGATATATATTTCAAACCTACTATGTTTAACGGGGCATTAATGTATCATCAGACAACACCTTTTAAGGGCAATCGTTATTCTATAATATTCTATAAACAAGGTAGACGAGGATTTAGTAAAGGAGTTTTAATGAAAGGGTCTGGGAAATATCAAGAACACGCTCCAATTATGGCATAATATATTTTTTCAATTTTTTCCGACGGGGGGGACGGGATTATTTCGTCAGACTTTCCCTAGAAAGTACTCCACGTAAGAAAAGTGTCAAAAAAATCCCGTTCCCCCCCGTTTTAAAAATTATAGATGATAATAAAATCTCTACTTAATAGATGATTGCTTGGATTAAATCTTGGTTCTGGAAGCCCAAAGAAGACCCCGAAGAAGAACCTAAAGAGGATAAAGAGCCCGAAAAGAAAAAAATAGCACTCTACCCGCCCAGTAGATATACACTCACACCATCACGTATTCTGGAATGGTGGGGGCAAGATTTAAAGTTAGATGCTCTTCCACCATCCCCAAAACAACGGCCTAACTTTAGTATTCAATAATTTCCATTCACTCC